TATTTAATATTAATATTTCTTTAACTGGATAATCAATTGTTTCTAAGTTTTGATCTAACAGATCATATCTATTTAAAACTGGTATAGCTAATACTGGTATCACTTAGTCCATTTTCTTTGCTGCTTAATCAGACCCCATCTTTGCAAGGATCTTTGAATAGTCATGTGGCTACATTTAGCTTCCATAGCCATATCTAATATTGTTTTCTTTTCTACGACATAACGTTTGTAACACCAGTCTTTACTGTCATATAATTTCATTGATGGCATACCAAGCTACTCCCGTCGCATCAGCAACATTATCGGACTGAGTTTCAACGCCCAACGTTCTACTAAAATCAATAGTGCGTTGTTTTCTACGCTCTCTGATTTTTCCTTTAATCCATGTGTCGGATTTGTCTGGAAACTCATCTTTTATTGCCTGCTTTTCTATTTTGTTAAAGTTTTTATTACCAATATATGATTGCCAGGTTATAGGGTGAACTTCAACCACTTGCATATTATCACTAAGTAACTCTCCCATTATAGCACCAAATACGTATGCCATCTTAATTCCCGTGTGTACTGACTTGACAGATATGGCTGCTTCTATTGCAACAAAATCTGTATCCAACTCGTTTTTAAAAGCCTTGATTTTTCTTTTTGCATCAAGTATTCTTTGATAAACATCTGATCCTTCAAACGTTATTTCTCCCCATTTAATTGCTTTTTTATCCTCCATAAGGCAAAAAGCAATGTTGTTGGTGCTAGCATCTATACCCAAAACCCTATTAGATCTTGGTTTAACGAGTTTTGCCAGAGACACTTCTCACCATTTCAACCAAAGCTTTACGCTCTTCTTCTCTCTTTGCACTCTCGCACTTATCGCAAATACGACCTTCGTTATATCTACTAAGCACTACGTTGCATCCTTGAGTTTTACAAATTCTTGGCTTTCCAGCAAGCCTTGCTTTTTTTTCATAATATGCGTCTTTAAGCTTTTGATTTGTAGCAGTTCTGCAACACTCATCTGAACAATACTTTTGATTGTGTGTTTTTGGCTCAAATTCATTGTTGCATTTATCGTAAGCACATATCATTTTGGTGGCACCATTGCTGGTATAAAAATTTCGCCCTCATCCATTTCTTTCCAACAAACCTTTTTAACTGGGCAATACTTACAAGCCGATTGCGATTTAGTAAAAGGTCTTTCTGGCAAGGTATTATCAGTATATGCTTTGTAAGTTGTTCTCAACCATTCAAAAACTTCTTCAATGATTGCTTTATTTCTTTCATTTACATTAACTGGAATGATTAAAATTGATTGATCATTTTTATTTTCATAATACAAAAATCCTTGTGCAGCTTTTCTAATTTTCATGTATGTAAGAATTTGAAGCAAGTGATTGCCTGATGGTTTCATTTCTGCTCTTCGCATTGAAAAAACTTCATCTTTAGCAGTCTTGATTTCTCCTACTACTTCTTTTCCGTTCCATTCGATAATAGCGTCTGCAAAGCCTCGAATCGGAGGATCATCATGGGTAATTTCAATTTCTGTTGCCTTGAGTACTCCAGTTTTAGCCATGACTTTCTGAATGCGGTCATGAGCAGCCGTACCGTTATCCATGTTAGCCCTAGCCATAGCATCGAACTGGTCTTCAAACTCCGCACCAGTAAAAGCAATGAACCAATATCTAGCACAGTTACCGTGACCATAACCAATAGTACTGGGGCTAAACGTCTTCTTTTGAGTGAAGGGATCTCTTTGTTCTCCATCTGTATATGCCTTTTCTACCATGAGTGCAAACTCGTTTACATCAAAACTTCCAGGCTCATGGTTTTTCTGGAATTTTAAATTACTTATAATCTCTCTAGCCATTATGCTCCATACCTTGCTGAATACTTAAGAGCATCCACTAGTCTATTAATTGCTTCTTCTGCTGTGTAATATACGTTCTTCTTCTTTGAATTCTCCCCGCCTTTTTCAAAGGTGGTGTAGAATCTGGAAAGCATGGCAAACTTTGCACCCAACGCTTGCATCTTAATAATAAGGTCGGGAGCTTTTGAAGATGGAACATCAGGCTTAGTAATAAGTTTAATAATTAAATCAAGAGCATAATCTAAATCTGGATCATTCATATACTCTTTTATATCATTGAATTCAGTTACTTCACTAATCAATTCAATTAAAGGTTTCTCAGTCAAGTTCATTCACCCTAACGCAGAACATGCAAGGATCTCCGCCTTCTTCCCATTCCTGTGATTCTTCATCAGTCATTGGTCCACCGTCATGTGTATTGCAAAACACATCGCTTACCCAACCTTTAGAATGACCAAACTCTAACCATTCTTGAAAATCAGTTATTTCATACTTACTCATTATGCTGCTCCCAACAGTCTATCAGTTGTTCTAGTAACGCCCATTCTATTACCGCAAGTCTCGTTTTAGTGCTCTCGCCAAGTATGAGCTTAAGGACTGGATATTTATTTCTGTCCACCTTAAAAGTGTCAGTACAAATTTTTGCCCAAATGTCTTTTGATATCGAGATTGATTTTGAATACTCTTTGTAATCAACCAAAAAATTACGCCATTGAGCGTCCCCTTTTTGATAGTCACCACGACCACTATTTTTTTGCCCTTTTGCACCATCTCTTTTTATCTCCCCACGCTCTGACATTAAACGACCACGCTTGAATGGTGGCCCCTAGAACAAGTCCAGGTTAGGCGATGATTGCTTCTGTCAATTGTACCTTCGTAAATTACTTCATCACAATCTTCATGTTGACAAGAAAAAGATCCATTTGCTGGTTCTTTTTGTATAGAAGAACCTGTTTCTACTTTATTACTTTTTAAAAAATCTTCAAGACTTGTCATAAATCTTGCCTCTTAATTCTTCAACTATCTTAGGATTATTTTTTAAATAGTCTACAACTTTAGCACGTCCTTGAAAACGTTCTTCTCCAACTGTATACCATGCTCCGCCTTTTTGAATGATTCCCATCATTTCTGCAACGTCGCAAACTTCACCTATAGAATCTACTCCCAGTGAATCACCTTGGTAGTAAAAGTCATATTGTCCTGAGAGATTTGGCGGTCCGAGTTTATTGTAATCAACAATCCAATTGACTGGTCGTCCGACTTTTTGTTCAATAATCTTATCACCAACTTGAATGCCAGATTTAATAGCATTCGCCTCAGCTTCTGACGACCAAAGCTTAATGATCGTAGATGAAAAGAATTTGACCGCCATTCCACCTGTGGGGATGTGGGAGGCATGCATGCTACCAAACTGATTACGTTGTTGTGAAATGAGAACCAGTAGCGTGTTTTTATTGGCATAGTTTAACATTTTGACCGCATGGGTCATATCCTTTGCTTCCGCACCAATCTGCTTAGTATCTTCAAGCTTCTTTAACTCTGTACTGTCCTTTTCAAAATAAATTGCGGGAAGTAGTGCTGAAATAGAGTCAACTACAATTATATCAACACCAGCATCCATAAGCTGAGTTGCAACATCTACCATGTCATTAATTGATTTAGCTTGCGAATAAATAAGTGAATCTGAATCAACACCCAAAGTTTTAGCCCAAGCTACATCATATGATGCTTCCGCATCAATCCAAGCACACGTCTTTCCATTTTTTTGTGCATCAGCAATCATTTGCAAACAAAAAGATGACTTACCCGCAGACTTGTTACCCCAAATCATTACTTGGCGACCAAAACCTAGTCCACCTTTGAGTGCTAAGTTTAAACCAATACTAGGAGTCTTTTGTTTTTCTACGCTTATTTTTGTTGCTAGCTGTACTCTTGCTCTTGTCTTCGGGTCTAGCTTTGCTAGAATCTCTTCCGTTATCATTCATACTCTTCTCTAATTCGATAGCCAGTTGTTGTACCTGTTCATTTTTACTTGTTGCTAAAAAGTCTATTATTTTATAGACTGCTTTTTCATCTTCCGTTCTAATAACTAAAAGGTATTCTTCTTGCGTACCTTTTAGTATGTAAGCTTTAGACATATATACCTATTATATCAAACTTCTTCGTTTTCTGTTTCTGGCACATCTGCCATTTCAAATGTTACCATTTGAGTATCTGGATCTTGATTAACCGCAATACTCTTAGATGAATAATCAGTTAATAATTCTTGCAAAGTAAGTTCCATTTTCCCAACCTTGTTAAGAATTGCTGCAATAATTTGTTCAATAGAGATATTAATATTGTTAATATCTTGCTTTGTTTCTTCAGTCATTAATTTACCTCCTTTACGTATAGCGTTCCATCATCCATTTCAGCAATAGCAGGGTCACAAATACTTCCCGCCTGCATTTTGCCAAGAGCTTTTGTGTACAACTTTGGAAAAGCAATAACACGCTCTAAATTTTTATCTGCATCAGACAAGATAATATGTGCCATCATCTTATTAGCTTTTGTTTTATAGTGTGTAAAATCAAGAACTAACCTTTTGCCAGAATCAATCTTTAACTTGTCTCTATAAAGCCATTGTACAAATGCATCATCTGTTTTATTTACAACATCATCAATAGTTACATACTTATGAATACGGTTATCTCCGACTAGGAAAAAGTACATCATGCCCGTCTCAATCTGCGTATTCTCGCTATGGAATATACCTACTGATCCTGTATCATCTACAAGCTCTACACGGCTCCATCCCGTCCCTTTCTTAATAGACTTAACCATTGCTAAAAGAACAAAGCATCCTTCCTCAAGAAACTCTTGAAGTGGGTTGACTTGTGCTTTAATTGCTGGACTTAGCTTTCCAGTATCAAACTTTGGAATTCCTAGATACTCATAAAGGTTTTCATTTTCGTTACCCTTACGTGGATTATCTGGAAAAGCAGAAGCACCAATCATATTTAAAGATTCTAATGCTCTTGAATTAATACCGCTACCCTTTTCTTTAGCTTTATCAATAAATTCTGCATATGTTTTAAAAGGCCTTAGTGTTGTAATCTTACTACCAATGTTATCTGAAATATATTTAATATTGGATAAACCAAATCGAATTGAGTTGCCTTGAATACTAAAATCCAACTCTGATTCATTTACATGGGGTAATAAGACCTTAATTCCCAATCGCTTAGCCTCAAGGAGGTAGTCTGTTCTTGCATCTTTGTCTTTTTCATTTTTAAGAATGGCAAACATAAACTCAAGCGGATAATAACACTTAAGCCAAGCAGTATAATAACTAAGCATAGAGTAAGCAATAGCATGGGAACGGTTGAAAGAATAACCAGCATGAGCTTCAAAGTCATGCCAAAGTTTGGCGGCATCTTCTGGAGTAATATGTTTGCTTGCTCCCGCAATAAACTGATCTTTAAATATATCAAACTCTTTAGCATCTTTCTTCTTTCCAATAATTTTTCTAACCTTATCAGCTTCCATCCAAGTCATTCCGCCTAAGTGAACGCAAGCTTGCATGACTTGTTCCTGATAAATAATAACACCGTATGTACGTTCTGTAAATTCATGCATAATTGGATGGGCATATGTAATCATTTCATCACCCTTTTTACGACGAACATAAGATCCACCTACAGTATTCATTGCACCTGGACGAACCAAAGCATTAGATGCTGCTAGGTCTTCAAATGTGCTAACGCCCATCTTCATAAGAAGGTTTGTGTAAGGTGTTGCTTCAGCTTGAAAAACACCCTTAGTAAATCCATTTGAAAGCATCTCAAATACTTTAGGATCGTCAAGCGTTAAAGATTTAAGGTCAATCTTTTTCTTGCTAATCTTTTGAATAGTTTTTAATGTGTCATCAATAACTGATAAAGTTTTAAGTCCAAGCACATCAAGTTTAATCAAACCTAAGTCTGCTGTTTGCTCCATGTCATATGCAACAACTGGAATACGCCCAGATACTGAATCGTTTGGGTCTTTGCGTGTTTCAATTGGAACGTACTTGCTAATATCATCTTTTGCAACTACAACTCCCGCTGCATGCATTCCATTACCACGAATTTTTCCACGCAACATTGATGCATATTTTGTTACTTCAGGATACTTCTTTCTAAATTCTTCTGTGTTTGGGCTTGATTCATATTCTTCAAAAGTTTCAACATGCTTGAGTGTTCTTTCAACCTCTTTAAGCGGAACTAAAAAAGTACGTGCAACGTCTTTAATTACGCCCTTATCTTTAAAATATTGAAATGTAGAAATAGAAGCAACATGTTTAAACTTTTTTCTTAGATATTCTTTAACCTCACCACGACGACGATCCATAAAATCTGTATCAATATCTGGAAAGTCATTACGCTCTGGGTTAATAAATCTAAAGAAAAGTAAATCATATTTAATTGGGTCTACTTCTGTAATACCCATTAAATAACATACTAACGATCCTGCTGCAGATCCTCTTCCTGGTCCAACAAGGATTTCATTTTCTTTCGCCCAGCCAACCATATCCCCAACAACAAGGAAATAGCTAGCAAAGTTTTTATCGGAAATAACTTGAAGTTCTTCTTTAAGTCTTTCTTTATATGTCTCATTATCTAAACCCATTTCTACTAGAGACTTTTCACATAAATCTTTTACTGTTTTTAGTGCATTCTTTTTTGGTACTGGAAGCAAATCTAGATTTTCGTGAAAATCATATGCTTCAATCTTATCAGCAATCTCTACTGATGATTCATAAATGTCTTTGCGTGTAATGCCCGCTTTGATAAAGTCTTCTTCAATCTCAATGCGGGATTGAATAAAAACGTTAATGTCAGCGAAACTAATAGGGCGATTGGGATAAAGATGGTCAAACCTATCAATAATGTTAGATCGTAAACGACCACTTGTATAATCTGCTTCTTTGTTTTGTGTTGGCTTGGTAGATAGAATAAGCAAAAGCTCTTCCAAATCCCGTTCTTCTTTAACTGCAAAATGACAATCCCCCGTTGCTACTGGCTGTACTTTAAACTCATCTGCCAATGCAAGTAAAGCAGTATTTAAACTATCTGGGTTATGTGCTTGAACTTCAATATAAAAATCTTTACCAAAACGATCTTTTAGCATCTTAGTATATTCTCTTGCTTTTTCATTATCCCCACGCTCTATAGCTTTAGAAATAATTCCACCCATGCAACCAGACAATACAATTATACCGTCACCAAACTCAAAAAGAACTTCCATGTCAATGCGTGGTTTATGGTAGTAACCTTCTGTCCAAGCAATCTGGGAAAGCTTTTGAAGATTTTTTAAACCTAAATCATTCTTTGCCAATAGGATAATGTGAGAATATAAAGAAGTATTGTCATCTCTTTTTGCTACTGCTCTTTTGTCAAAACGATCTGTTTCTGAAAGATAGGCTTCAAGCCCAAGAATCGGTTTCATACCAAGTTCTTTTGCAGCAATTTGCATATCTCTGTGAGATGCAAGAGAGCCATGATCAGTAATAGCCAAACATGCCTGACCTTGATTTTTTGCAGCAACGAGCAACTCGTTTGGTGTATTTAAACCATCCATAAGCGAATAGTGCGAATGGACATGCAGGTGAACAAAGTCAGACATGTTTAGCTTTCTACTTGTTAGTTATTACCACTCAACAGCTGATGAGGTGGTTGATGCTTTTGAATCTGATGATTCTGAAGTAATTCCAAAATAGAAATTTTCCTGGTCTGGATATTGAACATCACGAACTGCTGTCTTTGAAAGATCATGAAGTTCATACTTGTCAAAATCAATTGCTTCTGCAGATGCAGTAGGAAGTGGAATGATTGAGTAATTTGTATCAGTCTTCTCGCCTGTACGCTTTAGTTTCCAGTTAAGGTTTGTGATGCTTCCAGTTTCTCCCGCATAAGAAACAACTTCTTGAGTTGCTGATTTTGGACCAACGCCTTGTGAAAAGATTGCAACGTATGGCTCTTCTGTACCGTCATCAACTAAAACGTTTGCGTAGAAACGTTGACGACCTTTCCAACCTGCCTTTGGATCACGACGATGCATTTCGCATCCGTAACAACGACCTTGGTCTTCAATTGTGCAAAGTGCTTTACGCTTGTAGTCTGCTGGATTTGTGTGTTCAATTGCAATAAATGCTAGACCAGCTTTTTCAACATATGTTGGTGAGTCTGGATCAATTTCTTGCATGAATCTGATTTTTAGTGATTGACCATCTTTAAGTTGTAGCCATCTTCCTTTTTGTGAATCACCTGAATGTGATTTTTGTTCCATTTGAAGGTTCATTGCCTTCAACCCTGTTACTATTCCCATTTATTTCTCCTTGTGTAGTGGACTGTAATGTGTCCTGTTATTACCATTATATCACATAACAGCGTACTCAAAATGCGGAATTGCATTCTTAATACATTGTTTTATTTCTTCATCTGTCATATCTCCCACATCTTTAGCAGAATGAGGATAGATATTGTTGTGGTCATATTTAGCCCACAAAACATTTTTACTCTTTAATTTATTAGCAATTGTATTACCAAGTGCACGTCCAGCAGAATCATTATCTATCATTAAAATAATTGTAGATGCGTATTTGTTTAAGTTTTGTATATTAATCTCTGAAATGCTTCCACCTAGAGTGGCTACTGCATTTGGATATCCCGCCTGCCATAAACGAATAGCATCAAAGCTAGACTCAACAACAATAATAGTTCCACCCTCACGCTTAGCACGATGCAAATTAAACATAGTCTTATTACGTGGTAAGTTAACACTATTCTTAAACTTTTTATCAGTAATTGATCTGCCAATAATGCCTACAGGTAACCCATCTGGTGAATGCAATGGTACAGTTACCATTCCCATATTAGAAGAGTAGCCAAGTTTAAAATGTGCAATTGCAGACAAACCTATTTGACGTGAATCAAAATAGCTCACAGCTTCTGGTGTTACTGCAAGTTCTTTGTACAATTTTTCTAATGTCTCTTCTGGAAACGGAACAAACTCTGGTTTTTCATCAAGCAAGTCTTTGAGCCCATCTTCAAATGCATCTTCTGCAGTCTGTTTGTTTTGAGAAATAAATCTTAATGCTTCAAAGTCATTTCTATTTGTAAGTAGTTTTACAAGGTCTAATACAGTTCCAGATGAATCACAATTTTGATTGTAGCAAATGTAAAGGCCTTTTGAATAACTTACTGCAAAAGCTGGGGAGTCTACATTGTGATGAAATGGACATAGACATAAAAAATCTGTGCCTGTTTCTGAAACAATTTCTATATTGCAAGAACGCAGAATAGAGCGGAGATCCGCTTTAGTATATGCATCTAACATGTATTATCCTTTAGGTATTAAACTCTGTCCCGAGAAACCTTCGTATTTCAGTGCTTTGGCTTTCCCAAGATAAATCCCGTACATAACTAGGTTGAAGGTATAGTGATCCTTCTCCTCGTTATATTTTATATTAAATTGTGGCTGTATGTCAAGGACGGGTATATAGCCCTTGTCCCGCATCTGCTGGACTAAAAGCCTCTCGTAATTCTCTCTAGAGTTTTGGAGTTTAGAATCATCCATGATGGTTCCGCTAATCCAAAAGTCATGTATTTTTCTTGGGTACATGGCTGCCTAACTGTCTTGATAATTATACCAAGTTAGCCAGACATTACATATTATCCAATAGGAATATCGTAGACTTCTTTAACAATTCCCCGATTAAGATCCCAATCCAGATACATTCCGAATTCAGTTCCGTGACGGTTCTTGCGACTGACAATCTCCATGATATTGCTATCAGGGTTTTTGTGTATTGCCATAGCCATATCAGCATCATATTCAATTGCCTTTGACCAAGCAACTTGGCTTAGCATTGGCGGTGAATCGTGATCTGCTACTTCTTCTGCAGTTGCAGCAGTAATATCAATAATTGGAATGTTATTAGACATTGCCAACTTCTTGAAAGATTTAGAAATATTCATATTTCGTTCTGTAGGACCCTTTGAATTCTGGTTATCAGAAAACAGCTGGTGATAATCTAAAATAACAATATCAGGTTTATACTGGTCAATTTTTGCTTGAATAACATTTGGAGTTACTTCTCCCACACCTTCATTTGATACTAGGATAAATTGGTTCTTATCAGCAAATTTCTTTGAACCCCAATCATCAAATTGATCAATGTTAATATCTCCTCTAGCAAAGTCTGAAGCCTTAAACAATCCCGACCCCATCATAGTATAGATACGGTCACGCATATTCTCTGGTGTCATTTCAAGTGACACAATCATGGGTTTAAAGCCCTGTTCCCAGGCTTTGCAGGCCAAATAAGACGAGAACCAAGTCTTACCCTTACCTGGCCAACCAATCATAACGATAAGGTGTCCTGGAGCCATTCCTGTAGGATATGCATAATCAATTGCTTTAAAGCCAGTCATAATTCCTGGACTACCACCCATTGCATCAGAGCGGTCTTTAATTGCTTGAAAATGTTTTTTTGCTTCTTTATAATCAGTTAAGTCAACATCTCTAACATTAGAAGTTAGTCTGCTAAGTGTTGCAAGTTCTGCTTGCATTTGTGCAACAACTCTTCCTGAAGCTTCTGTCTTTAAACTTGCACCAGAGGATAAAAGTAAGTTGCGTAGACGGGAAGCAAGATATTCATTCTTAAGTTGATCTAGGTAGTATGCTGTTTCACCTTTAGTTTTTGTAGGCTCAAAATCTTTAAATCTTTCAGTAAGCACAGAAACATCAGGTACAGCTTTAAACTTTAAATAATAAGACTTAAGACCTTCCCACACATCTCTGTGTGAAGTAAAGACTTCATCAATATTTCCAGACATAACAACTGAAATATCTTTATTTTCACATATCGCTGTGATTACTGCTGACTCTGTATTCATTGTCTCTTTCTTCAACCATAGTCTTTGTCTTGGCTCTTATTAGTTCACGACGCACTTTGTCTTGCTCAATTTGAGTAAGAGTTAAATCTATCTTCTCAAAGTTATAAAAAAACCATTGTATAGGATGACCTGGACGACTTGATTTAAAATAATACTCAAGTAATTCTTTTGCTCTGTCATATCCAATACTATCAATAACATCTTGCATCGCCCATTTTTCACGATAACGATTTACAACTGGGGATTTACCGTAGACCTGTTTGTATAAAGCACAATAAAACCCAACTAAACCGTAGGCTAACTTTGCTTCATCTTTGGTCATTTTTTCTTGGCCTTTAGCTCTTCCTCTATCTCGCCAACTTTTTCCATTAGCTTTTTCTCTACAAAAGTATACACTCTATTTGTGGCTTCGTCAATAGTCTCACCATTGCGTTGAAAATCTTCAATTCCAATCCCGACTTTTAAACTTTCAAAGTTTCCTAGGTTACGAGTAAATTGTAAATCAACCTTAACGTTCGTCTGAGTTGTCATCTTTTATATCTTCCTTTTCCATTAATGCAAAGCCTGGCTTAAACTTCTTGTGACCTTTGTCTGCCAAATGCTGGTAAAGCATCATAAGGCGGTCTGATATTGCTATCATAGCATCAAGATCCTCTTTTTGTCCAGCTATCTCCATAGCGTATTCAAGAACTCTAATGGCAGCATCAAGAGTTTGCTTTGCCTCTTTACTTAATTTATTATTCTCTACCATTCTGGTTGCTTCCAAACTGGACTAAATGTCCCATCGTTATTTTTAACATATAAAATATTTTCTTGTCTCATCATTGCTTCCACCTCTGCTCTACTTGGCATATTGCCTGGATGGATCTCGCCATCATTTCTTGGTCTACCTCTGTGTACAGTTTTAAAAAATTCATGCATTTCTCTAATATCATCTTCACTCCAATAATACTTACCTGGAGTTTTCTTTCCGTTTAAAGAATAAACCTGTTGTGGCTTTCTAATATTACCCGCATATAAATGTCTTTTGATCGTGTCTTCATGTCTTCCGATAAGTTTACAAACTTTGGAAAGAGGGTAAGCGTTTTGCATATTGTTTTTAACGTCAGTTAATACAAACGCTACACGCTTACCCATCTCGTAATCCCAGGCGACCATAAGATCTTCTGCTCTTGATTGTCTTAAGACTTTATAAAGCTTGGTATTTAAGTAGAAATACCGTAGCTTTTGTGAAGCCTTTCCTCGCTTTTTGACAGCCATATACCGAACCTTGAATCTCTCTTGATCATCCATCTGTTCCCACACATAATGCAATACAGTTCAACACGGATTTTTTGAGAATAAACCCTGTCTACAAAAACTCTGCCATTACATCTTTTACAATACATTATTTAGTTTTTCTATAGACTACTTAGAAGCTGACTTCTTAGCAGGAGCCTTCTTAGGCTTCGCAGCCTCATCTAGCTTCTTGGTTACAGCAGATGTTGCAAATTGTGCAACCATGCCAAATGCAGGATCCTTCTTGTTAACATAGCGTAGTGCTACTGGAACAAGTGATGCCCATAGAGAGTTTGTTACTAGCAACCACTCATGTCCACCGAAACTTGAAATAGCCACATGTGTTGATGCTGCAACAATTGTTGCCGCTCCAATAATTTGACCTACCAAGTTACGGATATAAGATTCAATCATTGCTTGATTAATCTTCATTTTTATTTCTCCTTATTTGTTAGTATAGATGTTGCTTTTGCAAGCAGGATTTGAAACCTTTTTATATAAAATTTTTCCATCTACGTATTTGCTCTCTACAAAGAGAACAGTTTCCCATCTACAAAACAAGTGTAGTTAGGGGAAATTTCTACTATCTGCACATGAGGATGTTCACCATTCTCAATGTGTGCGATAGCAAAACCTTTTTGCCAATTGTGGTTCTGTGTATAGTTCATACCAGAGCTTTTTTCATCACACATGTGACCAATCTCGTAACCACGAATTGCTCTACCACCAGTTGCTAGCGGGAGCTCGTATGTTTGAAAGTGTGAGGCAATTCTGTGTGAGTGTCCTCTAATTAAAGAAATTTGAAGGTCATCAATATCTTTTCTTGCTGCACCTGTGTCAGCAATTGAAAGACCATGATGTACGTGAATATCACCAAAGCGATGCTTAGGCAATTCGTTATAATAAATATATTCATAGCCAAGTGAATCTAGCGACCACAAAGATTCTGGAGTAACATCTTTAGCATAGTCTGGAAGCTTTTTGTCAATATAATCAAAAACTCTAACATCGTGATTTCCTAATGCGGAAAATAATTGAGCATCTGGAAGCATATCTCTGGTCTTAGCATAAAAATCTCTTGCACCTTTTGCTTCATGTCTCATCATAGGGACAATAAGATCTTTGCTATCATCTTTGTGCAACTGCATAAATTCTGCAGATCTGCCCTCTGTATATTTACTATAGCATGCTTGATCGTCTGTATCTCCAAGATAATCTACAACATCTGGTTTGAACCATTTCATGACCTTAAACCATAGTTCAATGGCCTTGTCATCCTGATATGGAAATTGCTGGTCGGATGAAAGCATCCATTTTAAATCATTACTCATGTAATCCCTTTCTGAGGGTTTAGTTAATTGTAGCGTATCTTATTGTTTTCTGTCAAGCAGCGTGTGCTTTATTATGTTCTTTTCTTGAACAAAGAAAAAGATTGATTAATCTGTTATCCTTTTTATCTTGATTGATATGATGGATAGTTTCCCAATCTTCTATAATTCTATTTAATTGTTTTTCAATCATAAGGCGGTGTTCATAATACCAGCCTTTAAAGTTTTTAGGATGTTCAGGTACTTTAATTAAAATGTAGCCTTCACGACTTATTTTCCTATCACGCTTAGTCCAAGCATTGATAGGAGAATACACTACTGTAGACCTACTGCTATCCAGTATAGGTACAAGCCTGTTGTTTGGGCTGTAGGGGCTGTTTTACCAACATAAGTAAATGTTGCACCCGTATTTGTAATGGTCTTGCTAATGTAAGCATATCCATTTTGAGTCTTAGTATTTGAAAGAACTGTGCCTACAACTGATGATGGCTTTGAGCTAAACGAGTATGTAACGTCAACCGTTGTCCCTTTTATTGGAACAATTCCTGCAGCAACCTTTTGAGTTCCTTGTACAGTAGTTGTTGATCCACTTGTAGGGTCTACATTGATTTGTGAATGTGTAATTGCTGCTTGCAAATCTTCAATAGACTTTTGCTGATTATTTAAAGTATCAATCATTACTGAAATAGTTGTATAGTCAATTACTGCATTGTCTGATTGGATAATCTTATTACTCGCCAATTGGTTCTCCCTCTTGATGGACTAGGACTTCTTTTTGTCCCGCCTCTATAATATCTGTATCAATCCATTGTAACACATCTGGATCAACCACATGCCTACGTTTTGAATCGCTTATAAGATATATTTTACCATCAGAAATGTCCTTAACCAAAGAACCATCTCTAAAGCCTAAAGTTCCGCCAGATAATAGTTTGTTTAAAAACGTTGCATCAATTTTAAGGACGGGAAGGTACCAAGACTTCATGGCTCTTTCAGAAACAAATTTAAACCTCTTATTACCCTTTACATAGTAAAAAGAACCAGCGTTTAATCCGATTAAACCGCTGGGTACAAAAGGTGCATCTTTAATTTGCTTGATCTGTTTTTTCTGAAAGGCTTTTAGAATATTCATTTATAGCTTCCTGCTTATCCATTAGTTGTGTAATGTCTGCTCTAAGTACCGCAATTTGAGTTTCGTAATGTGATACAAGTTCTCCGATGCGTTGCTGAAGAGCGGTAATTACTAATTCCGCTTTTTCTGCCATTTATATTTTCCTTTTACGATAGGGAAGAAATTTCTGCCTGAATTGCAGCAATTCTTAAATCAAAAGTAACAGCTTGATCAGTAAGATCTTGAATTACCTTGTCGCTTGGCTCTGATACTGCCTGCTCTTCTTTAAGAGACAATTCAATGTTATATCTGTTAATCTGCAGGTTTCTTAGGTGTTGCTGTGCAATCCCAACCTTTTCTTCATTTGATAGTGTTGTCATATTTCCTCCTCTCCTATTATAGCACTGGTACTATCTTTTTGGCAATAAAATTTACTCCCGCAAAAGATTGATATTCTTCTAGCGTTCTTACGCTGCCTAAACCTTGATCATCAATTGGTTTATCAATGATTATTCTTTTAAGCTCTTCTTGCGAAGCTATTTCTAAAGTTGAAGACTCTTGTGGGAAATCTTCAATTGCCTGCCTTCTTAAATTTTTATAACCTTTTTGATTGTCATAATATAAATGATAAAAGTTTTGAGATTCTGGAAGCATAATATCAAATCCATGAGTATATAATCTTAAAGCAGTTAAAGCTTCTTCTCCCCAAAAAAACATTTTTTTATTTGGCTTGATAGAAGCTATTTCTCCGCTTGCAAATATTGAAGCGGCAGAAACAGATCTTGAAAAAACGTTATTTGAAAAATTTCCTACAGCTCTTTGATGTGGCACATAATTATCTAGGAAGCTTAACTCTTGAATAAAGTCGGTATATGATACGTGTGCTTTAGTGTTTAATATTTTTACATCAACTCCGTCATATTCGTATGCTCCAGGATAAGCTGAAATTGCTGGATTTGTACCCATAGAAGAATATTTTAAATAATTATTTATTAATATATCATCCCAAAATGGCTCAAATCTCATATGAGAATCTATTTGCAAATAATAATCTTCATCATTATAAAATTCATTTGCAAGGTATCTTCCATTACCAACCCCTAAGTTCTCTGGGGCAAGACTTGTGCTATATTTAACATTATCCATTTGAGGAATATCAATGTTTAATTCATTAAAATATGTTATATGTACACCAAAATTTATAATGTGTTTTCCAGAACTTTTTCTTAAACAATCTTTAATTGTTCTAGCTAACTCAAAATCATGATATGCGGGGATTTGAACAAATATGCTTGCCATTACCATTTACCAATAGGGCAAGAAGCCTCTTTCATTTTTGTTTTTAATGCCATAAAACAACCGCATTTTTTACACTGCTTTGTTAAATCAAAAAATTCTGGGCAAGCTTTACAAATTTCAAGCCTTTGCTCTGATACTTCTCTATCAATATATTCTGTATTAGGGTTTAAAAGGTCCCAAGGCTTTACATCCTTTTTCCCGCTTTTTTCTTTTTGCTTATCTAAATACTGTTCCCATTTTGTTTTTTCTGTCATGGATAAAACACCCCGTCTATATATTTGCAACCAATTGTAACCCATTGAAATCCTTCTGTTACTTCTACCAACTTTGGGTTGCTTAGCATGATAGATCCCAACCTTTCATCTAAACGCATCCACTGTTCTGAACCATCAGACTTATGAGTTAATGTAAAAAGAATTTCACCATTTTCATATTGTTCTTTTTCCTCAGCATATGAATTATTAAATAAGTTAACTAGTTCTTCTGAATACATTCCATTTTCAACAACTAAATCATCAATAATAAAACAAGCTAACATATGAACATTTGGATCAAAATTATATTCTTGCCCATGAGGGATTATGTGTATTACGTTTTTACTTAATAGCATTTGTTTATTCTACCATCCCGTCAAATTTCTGTCAATAGCTAGTCGCAACACGATACGCAACCTGGAGAGTAATAAGTATTTCCAGCATAACGACATTGACCAACATAAGTACAAGGATTTGAGGCATTTGCAACGTCTGCAGAATTGCATTTCCAATAAACTGTTGGTCTGGAAGCAGCTGTTGTGGTAGTTGTAGCTGGCTTACTAACATTGGGACAACATGAACCTGAAGGAGAAAGACCAGATGGTAGTCCTGTATAAGGTGCACCAGATCCGCAACATTGTGGAGAATAATAATATGTTCCATAGTCTGAATAAACACAAGTACAAGCTGTTGTTGTAGTAGTCGTTGTAGTGGTAGCGGCGGGAGTGCTTACAGTAAAACTTGTGCTTGCTGTACCATTTGGAGATATACCATTAGAAGCTGTTACATATAATTGCCAACCGTAGTTTGGATATAAAGTATTTATGTTTGATGCTGGTGAAAATGTAGAACCAGTTGTATATTGTACCCATGAAAACGAACTGCTACTAAAATATTGCCAAGAATATGTATATGTAAATGTAGAAGGATTTCCACTCCATCCCGAAGTTGATGCTGTATATGATGTAGAGCCAGCGGTACCTGAAGAAGGTGTTACTGTTGCAGTTCCTCCTGTTGGTGCAGCATTTGGTGCAACATATGGGGTAGATGTAACAACATTTGAATATGCTGTTTGCGTACCATATGAATTTGTTGCAGTTGCATATGCAATAAAACGATCTGGCGTTCCTGATGCTTCAGATGTTGTAATTGCGTGACTTGCAGAAGTTGTTCCACTTTCAAGTCCAGTATTAGCATTAGTTGGATCAACTCCTGTTGCTTTAAATATTTGCACACTATATGTAATTGGAGAAGCACCTGCAGTTGCTGCAGATACCGTTGCTGTTATTGTTGTTCCCGCCATTTGTGTACCAGAAGGTGCTAAAGATACTGTCATACCAGAAGGTGCTACTCCAGTAATAGTTACGGAACCAAGTGCTACCCAAGCACTTCTACCAACAATGTTTCCACTTGTTGTATATGATCTTACCCAATAATATCTTGTTGTTGCTAAACCAATTGTTGCGGTATAGTTTGTTGCAGTAATTCCAGTGTAGTCTGCAGTTGCACCGCTTGATGGAGTACTATTTAAGTAAGACCAATAAATTTCATATGAAACAACGTTGTTTAATATTGAAGCACCAATTTGTTGATTATAAGAATCCACTGGAGCTGACCAATAAAGATAGGCATCTGACCCTGATGCATATCCTCCACCCGCCGAAGGTGTATCTACTGTTCCAGTATAAAACCAGTTTGCAGCAGTACCCGCATCTCCGCTACCATTTGAATAACCTGTATCAGAAGCAGTTCCTTGACTGTTGTATCCGATTGCAGACATATAGTAATAACCATTTCTTGGCAAATCATAAAATTGATAACCTGTTCCACTAAAAGAACCACTATCATAAAGTGTATAAGAATATGCATTCCCATAACCACTTGTTCCTGTGCCATTTGCGCTTCTCCATACTTGCCAGCTTACTGAAGAAGCGTTTGCGGAATAAACTCCAATATAACCTTTAGTAGAATTACTTGTTCCTTGATTTGTAATAAATACTGGTTTGCTTGCTCTAAGGGGCAATGCAGTAAATTGAATTGTTTGTGATGCTCCAGTGAATCCCGTTCTTGAAACATATATTGTTACTGTATAAGTTGCTCCAGCAGTTAGATTTGAAAAATTCCATTCTTCTGGAAATTCTTGATTTTTTGTAATTGTTGGCCCTGTTGGAGAAATTGATGCAGACCAAGTTTCATTACTTGTATAAGCTGTATAGTAATTTCCAATTTGAACGTTTGCATATCCTGCAGGATACACTGAATATCCTATTGTAGTTGTTGATAAAGTTGGAGTAGCTAATTGATTTGAAGTAATTTCAAGCGGATAAGAACCATTTGGATCACTTGGTATGGTTCCGTAATATGCAGTTACATAACATTTTACTGCACGATAACCAGTTGAAATAAAATCTGATGGTATTGTTATTGATTGTGTTGTAAGCCCCATAGAAACATATGTTTGAAAATCTGTAGATTTATACCAAGAATATGTATATGATGTTGGCGTTAATGACCATGTAGCATTACTTACTGTTACAACACCGTTTGGATAAGCATTTCCTGTAATTGATGGTGATGAATTTGCAACTGGTGCAAGAGACGTTCCAGTTGTTACTGTTCCTACTGCACCCAAATATCCGCTATAGTTTGTTGGTGTATACCCTTGTGTACCAGTAGTTGGCAAAATATAAAAAATGTACGTGTGAGAATTATTTAATCCAGTAAATGTGGCAGTACCAGAAATAGTTGTTGCACCGTATCCGCCAGTTCCGTTTGTACTTCCAGAAGAACCGTAAGTGTAGGTTCCAGCTGTAATATCATAATAATAAACAATGTATCTATTTGTTGCATACCAATCATCATTACTTGCTGCAGTCCAATTTATTCTAATTTGATTTGAAACTTGATATGTTGTATCAATTGTAACTGTTGGTGCTGCAGGAGTTCTTAATGTATAAGACCCAGTAGATGTATATGTTACTCCATTTGCATTTGACGCTGTAACTCCAAAGGTAATATACGTATCTGCTCCACGATTATAAGCATCGGATTGTAATAGTTTGTATGCATATCCGCTTGATGGGACTCTTGTTGATGAGTTAGATGATGGGTTTGTTAAGCCAGTATATGTTTTAAGCGTTGTTGTGTTACCACTTTGAGGATTAAACATTTTAAAATTTGCAGATATGCTGGTTGGTGTTGGAGTAAAATGATAATTTGTTCCATAAAATTGATATAAATCATTATTAGAATAAGTTGCACTTCCAGAAGTTAGATCAAAATTTACAAGGGGTGTATTATCTATTGTAAATGTTGAAGAATAAATTGATTCCCACGTTGAGGGGCTTGTTTTAACCCACGCATCACTTGCGGGTTGCCAATTGCTTGCTCCAACTTTAATATACAAAGTTCCTTCAGACCAAGTGCTTGTTGCATTTTTAACATACAAATGTGCTGCCATTTATTACCAGCTAACCCAAAGATCTCCTACATACCCCGTGCTTGCACCTGGGGGAGAAGTTCTTTGTCCATAATAAATGCCAAGACCTAATCTAACTTGTCCATCATATATATCTTCAATTAAAACTCTTGTTCTTCCTGCCGAACCAAGTCCCCAAGCACTGTTTCCAGTATAGGCATCTGTTACATAGTTTCCAATACTTGTTACACCTTTTTGTACGGGTATACCAAAAATTTGAGTACCTCCACTAGCTGTCATTTTAATCTTAGAGATCTTTGTTGAATAAGATGTTGTTAATCCATCTGTAGATCCATTTTCAATTCCATTAGAAGCATATAATTCAATAGTTCCGTTAGATGTTGTGTTAGCATATAAACCTGTAGAGGTCCAATAGTTTGTACCTGATGCTACTGTTAACCCTCCCCTAATATCTGCATTAACTGCGGTAAGTTTTCCAGTTGCTGCGTCTACGGTAAAATTTCCAGAAGGGTTGGTTATCCCAAGTGCTACGCTAATTGTTCCTGCTGAAATTTTTCCAGCATCTAGATTACCAATTACTTGACTTGCCACAGTAGTTCTTGTCCATGTTCCGCTTACAATTGTATATTGAGCAATAATGCTTCCTACGCTGTTTCTAACAAACCAAGTGTCTCCTTCTATGTTGCCTGTAGAATTTGAGTATGTTGCAGAAAATGTATCTGTAGTTGCATTAACCGTATAGTATTGTAAATTTGGTGCTTGTCCTTCATCCGTTGTTGTTCCCGCTGCACCATAAATAATCCTATTTTTTCCATTAGCACTTGATTGTGCAGCTGCTGCTGCATTTGCTGCGGTAACAATAGCACCATCTTGGACGCTTATCCACGATGATCCATTCCAACGATACATCTTATATCCATCATTTGTATCATACCAAAGATCACCTACTTGAGTAGCTGTTGGAGGTTCATCTTGCTGGAATGTTTTAATTTTTAACAAACCCTGTGCAGCATTTGAAACAACTGTTGATGCAAGAGTAGAACCAATTAAAGCTTCTTGACCAATTGTTCCAGCAAAATATGCATTGCCAGCTTCCGTAATTCTAAAAGTTTTTGAAGAAATTGATCCATTATTTAAATCTATTTGCATTCCAGCAACTGTGTACTTAGGTTCTGATGTGGCTATTGATGCTGAATAGTTTGTGCTTTGAATTACTGTTGCACCAATAGTTCCTGCAAAATATGCGTTACCAGTTGAAGCATCTATGTAAAACTCTCTTGTTCCAGCATTAAATCCAGCAAGACCAGTTTGGTTTAATATAACACCAGTACCGTCTGTTGTACCATTTACAACATCAAGCAAACCAGCATCAGTTCCAAAATCTCCTGCAAAAATTGATCCGCCACTTAATAAAATATCCCCATTAACATTTGTTGTTAAATGGTTTGTTCCAGATGCTGAAAAACCTGGGGTTGTAATATAGATTGGTTCTGAGTATTGAGAATATACAGTTTCTCCATTTACATCTGTTGTAAATGCACGAACTTTAATGCTATATGTTTGATTTGGTTCAAGATTTGGAATTTTTAAACTTAATCTACTCGGAGAGTTTAAGTCAGATGGAATGGTTGCGTCTGTTGCACCAGGTGTTGGGGTGTTAGATCCTGCAGCACTTGATGTAGAAACTGTTCCACCATTGATTGTTGTTCCAGTTGATGAGGATGTAGTTACTGGCCCTGAACCAGCAGATGCGGTTGTTGGTGATTTTGTTGTAGTTGTAGTGGTTCCTGAAGTTGCTGTTGTTTTTGCTGATGGCATAACAATGCAATTTATTGGAGTTGATGTTGAATTGGAATAAGTTTTTAATGTACCAGCTGTTGATCCGTTATATGGTCTTCCAGTTAAATAATACTTTTTAGTTGATGATAGGCCCGTAAATCTATAAGTGATAGTTGCCCCAACTGCATATGGCAATGGTATTGTATATGATTTTTGAATTGCTGCACTGACACCATCTGTTGCAGTCATTATAAAAATAATTTTAGTACAATTGGATGGACGGGTAAAGGTAATATCTACATAAGTAGTACCTGCAGAACAATGCATTCCAGCTAATGTGCCAACTGCCATTTACCTTACCCCTTTTTTATAGTATTTGTACGTAATACTCAACATCCAATGGAGTACCGTATTCTTTGGCAATTGGTGTTGAAAGTACTGACTTACTAATTAAATAATCTTCGCTTGTTAATTCTTGAGTTGTTGAAGCTTTAATAGCATCAACTGTAACAGAAGCTGTATTGTCTGTAGCAATTCTAACTGTTTTAATTGTATTGTTAAATACAACGTTTGCTGGAAATGAAGCATTTAAAATTTGATAGCCAGAGTTATCTTCCAGCGTGTATGTAAATGTAAATGCATTATCGTATGTATCTACCAGTGTTACTGTAAGAACTCCCGCCACTGTATTATATGCAAGAATTTTTAATGTATCTACATCTGAATATCCCAATAAACTAAATCCAAAAGTATTATTTTCATATCTTGTATTTTGAGCAAGGTCTACTGAAAAACCACCAATTCTTGGAGATGCTTCAGATTGTGGTGAAAATCCTGTAAGGTATACAGTTCCTTGATTTGCTATAGTTTGAGCTGGATCATTAACACTTGCAGCCCAATTTGAAAGATCAGAAAATTCAGTAATAATTCTATCATTGCGATTTGCAACATCTGTTATTCTTGAATCTGGATATAATCCAATTTCATAAATATTTGCATACAAGCTTGCTGGCAAAGTTCCTCTTACAATAATTAAATCTGGACTGCTATTAGTCGCAGATTTATAAGTTTTTAAAGATACTGGAACTCTCATTGTTTCAAAGTTTAATTCCATATCAGAAACCGTTGGTGCTGTATTTATTGCACCCAGTGCCATATCTGATGCCCAATTAGATCTCACTCCCGACAAATATTGTAGAAGAACTTTTCTACCATTTGTGGTAATTAAGTTTTCAGATCTTCCTATTTCTACGCCATCTTGTTTAAATACGTAGGTTCCTTTAAATGTTAAATCCACTGTATGTCACCGCCCCCGATTGTCCCTTGCTATATTTTGCTGCAATTGTAAAAGAATAATGTCCACTAAACACAGTACCAGTTTCTGGATATAAATTAAAATAGTGAAGCTTTGTTGTAGCATTAACAGTTGCACCATTATGCCAAACTTTAGTATTTTTACCATTAGCTCCTGCTTGATTGGCTCCAACTACTGTGACTTCATAACCAATAACCCCTGAAGCTGCAGCTGGCTTCCATGTAAGCTGTATGTGACTTGCAGTCTTAATAGGTGCCTTGATTGTAGACGCAACAACTTTTGCAAGAGAAGCATTTGTAGAAACTGTTTTTGTTGCAGATGCATTTGTGCTGGTGCCTCCACCAGATCCAACTATGCCCGAAGTTACCTGATGATTAGAAACTGCAACTTCTGCTTCATATGATATTGATCCATCTGTAGTAATATCATCTGTGGCAGCATCAAATGTAACAATAATATTGACTATGGGTGCTGAACCAGAATTAATATACTCTGTGTCTGATGTTGATGTTGGATCCCAATATACGTTTGTTGGCGGATGCAATGTAGAAACAACAACTTCATTTGAGCTATCTGTACCTGATCCAGAATCATCCCCTATCGTAAAGTTTTGACTAGTAAGGTACTCTCTATACTTAAGCTCTGAAAGGACAACGACTTCTCCAACATAGTTGGCTATGTATCTAGGGTTATTTCTAGGGTCTGTGGCTGAGATAATAAGCGTCTTACGCTTCTGTACACTACCCGCTACGCTTGTAGGGGTTCTATTACTCATATATACGTGTGTCATTTGTCCTCCTTTTCAATTATACCATTTAGCTTGTTGCTATCTGATTTAGCACCAATACTGTTTTTAAGCCTTGATCAAATGTTTGATGAACACCTTGAACAAAATATGTTTGATTAGATATATTCTTTAATGAATAATTAACTTTAACAACATCTCCAATTTCAAATAATGGGTTTCCATATATTGAGACTTGTGTATCTCTACTGAACCCGTCAATTGCTCTGAAGATGTTTTTTAAAATTCCAAGTGCTGCATTCTTTGATTGAACCCAATTAGATCTTATTTCTACACTTTCATTAACATTTGCTGGATCAAAAACTTTTTCTACAGATACTTCGCTACTCAATGTAATTAAATCATTAGTGTTTACCAAAAAACTAACATCTACTGGATTTTTACCATCTGGGCTCTTCTTAACCCAAACAGCTGAAGGGGAACCGTTAATAATTGCAAACCTTCCTCTAAATCCAGAATTATAAATATTTGAATACGAAAGTGCATCATTTGAAACTTTTATGCTTTCAAGCAATAGTTGGCTTACTCCTGGTACAGCTTTGTTTGGATTGTATGCTGGATTCTTTGTATAGTAATACCAATCATAAGGCGATGGTACAGCATAAGCATTAATTGCTGGTGCTAATTGATACTGAACATCATAATAGTTTACACCGTAAACTTGAGGTTTTGTTTGCATCATATAATTAATTTCAAATACTTTGTGTCCTCCAGCAATTGCATTTGCAAAGCTTGGGAGTTGCCAGTGATACCAAATTGCTGGGTGATCTAGCTGCGACTGTGTTGCATAAAGTTCTGAAAACACAATACTTCCTGTAGTTCCAACTTGTTGATTAGTAGTGTGTGAAAAAATACCGTAAGATCCTGTTGTATCTATGTTGATATCTTTTGTTGAAAGTGCCAATCTTTTTTTATTTAAATGTATTTCAAATGATGGATTTTTAATAACTTTACCAGTGTCTAGGTTTAGATAACTTGTTGGATTTTCTATTTTAACAAACTTTAAATGAACTGTTTTTCCAAATTCTGCAAAAGGAGAATTTGCTGGATAAGCCTCAATATCATCAAGTAGAGCAGCTCCTAATACACGGTATGGAACAGTTGTGCCATCTTTTTGAAGCAAAGAATTAGACTCTGAGCCTTGATAAACGTATAGGCGATATTCAAAACTTGAAGTTGTTTTTCCAGATGATGACTTGCTTGTACCCAATGTCTTTCTTATTTCTACATATACGGGATTGCTTCCGAGGTTCATTACTATTCCCCCGCCCATACCAACATTCATTGGATAATCAGAAGCTGGGCCAATATGCATCTTTGTAGAAAATGTGTAATATGGATGACTTGCAGAACTTGTCTCTCCGCCATTAGGTGTAAGAATTGTATATGTGCCAACTGTATTTGCAGGCATAACAACCTTGTTATCTATAATAGAAGGATATTGTCCAGAATAATAAGACATTCTTGAATACAATGAATTTGGATCTGAAGAGCTATTTGTATTAGAAATAATATTGTGTGTTCGTACTGGTGTATTAAATAATCCTCTAGAGACGTTTGCAATTTTTCCTGTTGGTGTATATTTTACAGTTCCACCAAATCCCGCTCTGGCAGAAAAATCTGAAACAGCAGTACTTAATTCAGCACTGTTTCCAACAATTACTCTGTAATCATTGTCATAGAAAGTTGGTGTCATTGAAGATTGATCTGAAACGGTTGTTGTAAATTTAAACTCTTTATCCTTGAAAGATACAATTTCTCCTTCAATAATTCCAAATCCTTCGTGATCTACACCAAACCCATTAAATGTACTTACAAGATCATCTGGATTTAAATAGAAATAGTTTTGAGAATTATTTGTTATTGATTGATTTAAATAATTAAATGTAGCAACATCTTCCTTATCTAGCTGCCAGACAATATCGTACTTATCAACAATACTTGTTGTCAAAGATTGTGTGTTTGCAAGACCTTGAATATCAAAAGTTTTATTAATTTGAGGTATCTTAAACTTAAGCGTAGCTTTTCCAAGCTTTGTTTTTACTTGCTCGGTGTATGTATCTTGAGTAATATTACTTGTTACTGTGAGGTTGTCTGTGTACCCCGCTGCGGTTGTAATAGACTGAGGAGTAGAGTTATCGTGAAGCAAAAGGTTTGGTTGAGTGTTTGACAAGATGTTGTCTAGGCTGAGGAATTTCATTACTCCATATGAATCAACATAAGCTCCAATTTGATATACCTCAAACAATTCTCTTAGAACATCAAAAACTTTTTGTTGCTGACCATCTGCATAAAAGAATGAAGAGTCAATTGGTTGTTTGTTTTTATGAATAGATCCGTCAACCATTGTTGTGTTAGAAACTGTAACTTTTCTTAAACTATCATAATCGTAATCAGTAAAACCAGCAAGATCTAAAATATTAGTGATAACGTTAAATACATCTTGAGATTTAGAAACGTAGTCTGTTGGCGATAGTAGTTGAAGGTATTTTGACACATCAAATGCTGTAACGGTTGTTCTTTGAAGGTCCTGTCCATCCCAGTTTTCTGCATACCAGATGCCACCTGGAATTACTTTATCAGCAGAAGTTGCACCCGCAACTGTATCTTTAATTACATAGTTAACATAAAACTTTACGTTCTTTTTAAATAAACCAGAAAGTGGTGACTTTGAAGAGTTGTTTGAAAATATACTTAATACATAACCGCTAACATTGAACGGAATATTTGAAAGATGAATTTGTGCACTATTAGAAGATATAGCTGAAATTGGCAATGGGTTTTGCTTATTATCTAACTCTGAGGTTGTCTCTACATTCATTACAAAGTTAGTAAGATCTAATTCAATTCTTGGAGAAATTTCAACAACCTGTAGTCTTTTCATATCTGCTTGATACTGAGTGTATCTCCCAGGTACGCTGATGGTTGCTCCGTACTCTGAATATCTTACATTGTTTACAATATCTGCAGATGGAGATGAATACTCTGTTTTAATGTCTGCTGAGTTTTGAGTAAGAACAATTTTATTAATTGCTTGTGAAAGAGTAATTTCTCCTTGATTATTAAATGTTGGCATTGTAGACCAAGGTGTAGTTGTCCATTCACCGTTAGTCTGAAGATACAATATGCAAACTCCAGCACTTGAAATGTTTGCATTTGTGATTGTAATTGCCTTTGAATAATTTGTAACTGTATTATAAAGATTAATAGTAACGCTTGTTGGAGTTGAATATGAAACATTAAACTTTAAAACAAGCTTGTTTGTTGACATTATCTTGTCATATAGTGCACCAATTGAGTTTGTTGTTCCATCTGAAACAAAATACTTATATGTTGTGTAATCTGAAAGAATGCCATTTTTGTATAGTGGATTACTTTTTGATGAACCCAATGCCTGTGGATGGAATACAACTGGGCTACATGGCATTGATTGTGCATCCCAAAATGTGCTATTAGATCCTTTTGGAAATTGTGTATTAACTGTTCTAAATCCTGATGGTAGTGGTGTCAAAGCATTACCAGATGGCACATAGCTTTCTCCAGGTCTAAAGAATCCAAATGGTGCGTCTGTTTTCCAAAGATTGCCGTATTGGTAATCAAATGCTGTTGATTTAAAAATTTCAAATTGATCAATTAGCACAGTATATGATGAAGGTGCTGTACCAACTTTTGAAGCAATTGTTGTATCTCTTGAAGTAAAATCAAGGCTAAATGTAAATGATGAGTATGTTGTATCAATTGGACGAGAACTTGCATAAAGCTCAAACTTGGTCCATGTTGTATTATCAATAGTTAAAGACTTTGAATCTGATCTATGGCTATCTATGTATGCCAGTGATGTTAGGGTTACTTCTACATTCTCTACAGTCTTAGCATAGAATATGATCTTATATGTATTAGCTCCTCCTGGAGTAGCTACTGTTAAACTTCCCGACCCGTTTTGACCAGTTGCTGCAAACTTTAATACGCTTGTATCTGTGTATCCGCTTGAGCCTCTACCTCCTGTTGATTCGTATGTTGCTGTGCAATTAGATGTTGACCAACTTCCTGGTGTTTTCCAATTGCTTGAAAGTGATGTTCCGTCTCCAGCAAAAGTAGCGTATGGAGCATAAAATAAATTGTAATTCCATTCAGCAGAAACGGCGGGAACCACATAATGTGAATCACCCGTTGCAAAATATTGCTTAACTGCTGATGTACCTAGCATTATACCTCCGTAAATTCTATTGTTATATTTACGAGATCGAATCCTTTTCCTCTACCGCCTGCATTTCTTTTAACAACCTCATAATCAAAGTTTGTTATATAAGCAGTATATACGGGATTGTCTGCATCCGTAGGTGCTTGAAATGAAGAGTAGTAAGTATTTTCATCTGGCGGAAAACCTTCTGTTGAGTTAATATTTTGTGTAGTTAATCCCGCACTAATAATTCTAACTTTAATAGGAACAAACACATTAGCCTCATAAAATGATTTCATCCATGCTCCAGCTTTTCCGCTGTAAGAATCTGTTGATTTATAATCAACTGTTTGTTCTGTAAGTGATGGGACTAAGCTCCATGATGCAGTAAACTTATGCTTTCTTGCCACAACATAACGACGTAAAGTGCCGTCTGCCATACGGTTTGTTTTTTCTACCACGTCATATGTAACATGAATTGGTTGACGATTATGATCTGTAAGTTTATACCATGTCCCAGCGTCACCAGTTAATGATACTTGAATTCCTGTCTGTAATTGCATTATCCACCCACCTTACTTTTTACACCTGACATATTAGCAGTTACTCCATTTTTCTTAAATGCATTATCTACTATAGCCTGTAATTGTTCTTGTGTAAACTTGCCAGTATCGTTAAATACCATGTTTACTATTGGCTGAGCACCTGCTCCAGAGCCCATTGATGCGGCGGTTCCATATTGAACAGCCGAAGGCATATTAACAGAACCAACATTGTATGTTCCAAGCTTAGGGTTATAATTTTTAAGTGCTGTAACTTCTGCTTTTGTAAGATCTTTACCGCTTGATAGTTTTTCTTGAGCATCAGCAACTAACTGGCGACCTTTATCAATTGTTGCAGTATTTTCATTTGATATTTTTGTTTGATTATATTTGTCAGCATTACCCGCTAGCTGTTGACGAAGCAGGTTAGCTTGAAGATAATCTCCACCAGCCATAGCTTTTCTAATTTGATTTTGAATATCTGTCTGTTGAGTAGCATAACTAATTGCATCTTGAGCGGCAGTATTTTGATCATCCATTAATTTCTTTTGTCGTTCTAGTGCGGTTATTCTTTTATTCTCTAAATCAAGTAATGGCTTATATTTCTTTTGAAGAGCAGATGCTTTATTGGCAGCAATTTCTTCAGCACTTAAAGGAGAGCCATCTGCGTGAAAATTTAGATTGTTTGTTGTAGGAGTAATTCCAGTATATGATTGAGCTTCTTTACTATTAAATAATGTTTCTAATGTTCCAAATTTCTTTAAAATTTTATCTAGCTCTTCTGGAGTTTTTACTACTCCAGAATTTAATAATGAAACTGCTTTAACAAGATCAAGTGTTGAATATGCTGTTTTTCCATTTGCATCTTTCATTTTTACTGCATTTTCTAAATATTTTGCTAATGTCGGAGAATCTTTTTTAAGTGCTCCCATCCAATCCGT